CCACACTTGATGACCTTGCACGTTTTGTTACAGCCGACCCAGTATTTACCAAACTTACTGCACGTGGCACACGGGCTGATACAGGGTTGCTTGCAAAGATTGGCCTTGCCCCTGACATTGCTGTTGAGGCACAGAAGCAACGCGATGCGGCTGCAAGTTCCCTTGGCATTGGTATAGCAAAAGCACCAGAACTTGGAGCGATGCCCACTGCTTCAGGTTTTGACCCAAGTGATTTTGGCATGATGGCCGACATGAAAGACGAATCAAATCGTCTAGTCCGACTTGCTATATCTGCAAAAGAAGCTGGTGATGATGAGGCGTATACAAAGCATATGGCTGATGCAACCACAATGCGTAATATGCTTCGCATGTTAGATACCAAAGACGTTACTGAAGCTGGAAGTCGCGCTAATATGAATGGTATAATTAGTCGTATTGAAGAAATATCTGGCGTTGAGGGGCAAATGGTTCCTGACGGAATGAATGGTATTCGCTTTAAGGCAATATTTGAAGATGCTGCTGACCAAATTAAAGTTAATAAGGCTGGTTCAAATTTGAATGAATTATACACACAAGCAATTGCACGAGGTATTCCAGCAGCGACAGCAATGCGAGTTACTATAGAAGCAGAGGGTACTAATCGTTTACCTGAAATTAAACAAAATCCGGACGGAGGTTTTAGTTTTGCACTGGGTAACTCTAAATTAATTGAAGGTGGACTTACAAACGGAACGGGTCCATATGCCCCACCACCACCTGTAACACCTCCCCCCACAACAGGTGGTGCTGGCACGGGCAGTGGAGCGACAGGCAGTGGTTCAGCAACTACAGCTACATCTGCTGGTGCGCAAGCACTGGTTGACCAATACAAGGCAACCCGTGACCCGCGCACTCAACGCAGAATTAAAGCACGTATTGGTAGGATGTTTTACCCAAATCCAATACCTCCAAATATTGAGAGCCAACTTAGGTAATGTATAATCAACAGGAAGAAATCAACAAGGAAAAGCTAATCAAGGACGAGCAATTCCTTGATGACGCTACTGCGTTCCTGATTGATAGGGGTGGCTACGACGCAGAAGACTTGATGTCGGCAGAAAATGTTTACAAGAATTACATGGAACACTTCCGGTTCCAGAACGTAAACGAAGTAACTGCCGTAAATGATTTGTTGTATGCACAAAATGCTGACGAAGAAAGCAAGGAACGCTTTGCTCGTCTGATGGATACATACGACAAGATGGATAGTGACTTGGGGTTTGCAGCCGCTGGCGATTATGTTGCCGGTGTGTTGTCAGCCCCTTCTACATATGCGGGTATCTTTACAGGTGGTGGCGCAAAGGTTGGCGCACTGGCTGCACAACAGGGTGTTAAGCTGGGTATCCGTGAGATACTCAAGCGTGGTGCAGCAGGACAAGCGTTACGTTCTGCAGCAACAAAGGGTGCTGTACGTGCTGGCGCAGTAGAAGGTACAATCGGTGCTGGTCAGGTGGCTGCACAAGAGCAGGTGCGTGTCGAGACAGGTATGCAAGATGAGATACGTGGTGGTGCCGTGGCATTGGGTGCTGCAACTGGTGCTATACCTGGTGGTATCTTCGGTGCAGCAGCGCAGACACAACGTGCCGTAACAGAGAATGTTGCAGAGCGTGTGCTAAAGATTACAGAAAAACAATCAGCCCGTGCCGCAGAACATGCAAACAGAACAACAACCAAACAAGTCTTTGAAGACGATGCCACAGGTAAGACGGCACTAGATGTATATGAAAATTTGGTGAGTCGTAAAAAGGCTATTGAGGAAACATTCCCTGAAGTAGAAACTGGGCGTAAGATTAAAGAAACACTCAAGCCGGATGATGCTGAACTTGTAGATGCGCCAACTACACCAAAACCTAAGATGCCTCTTGTAGCAAGCCTTGAAGAAAAATCTTTGCAGAACCTTGCTGCCTTTGCTACAAAACTTATGGACAGAATTGAGCCACTAGAAGGTGAGCGTTTTGCTTCAATACTTGGTCGCGCTTTAAAGTCAGAGTTTTATAATCCTGATAGTCTTCGTGCATTGGCAAAAGACTTTGGCCTAAAGGTTAGTGACCTTGGGCCATTGCTTGCTGCAGAATTTAGTCAGGCAGGTAAAACACTAAAAATTGCATCCCAACTTAGTCAAGCAGAAAAGAAAGCACGACTAGACGAACTAGACACAATTGATGCATTTCTTGCTGAAGCTGTAGAGATTACAAATCCTGCCCGTGAAGCAGTGGAAGCTATTGATGATGAGATTGGTAAGGGTCTTTTAGGCAAAGCCAACGATGCGCTCCGACGCATAAACAAAGCACGTATTGGTTTGATGACTGTGCAGCTTGCTACCACAACACGTAATGTGACAAATGGTTACATGCGTAACTATGTTTATGCGTTTGACAATCTTGGTGCTGGTCTGTACAATAAAACATTTACGAAGGCAGCAGCAAAACAAAGACTAAAAAAGAAAGACATATTTAATCCCACAGATGAACAAATAAAAGCAGAAGCAGAACGTGCAGTACGGCTTGGTAATGCACAGCTTCGCACTGCCTATGATAGTTTTATGTTCAAAGACCTGATGGGCATCACAACTGCAGAGACACGCGCATTGACACGACTAATGCAGGATGAACGCTTTGGTAAAAGTGAAGCTGGTAAACTTCTGTTTATGGAAATGGGTGATGTTGCAGACCACGCTAAAATGGGTGGTGGCATTTTAACTCTGGCTCGTAAACTAAATACATTGAACACCATGTCAGACAACATGTTCAAACGTGCCATCCTGTCACGTGAATTAAACAAGGCCATCTTAGCTGGTGGTTATGAAGAAGGGCTAAATGGTGTTCTTAAAAAGGGCAGATTTGGGGATGTTGATGAAGACTTGATTGCAAAAGGCATGGAAGAAGCTATCGACTTTACCTATCAAACTGGTAGATTCCAAGGTAAAGAGGGTGCATTTAATAGTGTAGCCGATACATTTATTCAAGCCTCGTCTACGCAGCTTGGTTCAACCTTTGTTCCGTTTCCTCGTTACCTCGTAAATCAGTTCCGTTTCTTTTATGAGCATACGCCAATACTTGGCATGGTTGATGCCTTTGGTATCCTGAACAAATCTGACTTTGACCAGCGTATTGGTAAACAGCTTGGTGGTGCAATGATGCTAACCGGACTCTATGCACTTCGTGCTAATCATGGTGATGAAACAACGGGTCCGTTTGAGTACAAGAACCCATTTGGCACTGGCATTGTTGATGCACAAGCATCCCTTGGACCATTCTCTGCACATGCCTTTGCAGCCGACGCTATATACAGATACTTTAATGCAGATAAAATCAGTCGCCCTGCAAAAATCCGTGACTTTGTAAAAGCACTTGGTGGTGGTCAGTTCCGTCCCACAGGACTTGCTATTGTTGATGGTTTGTTTGACACGTACCAGAGTGGTATCAACGATGGAGAACTAGACACACGACTTGAAGAGATGGGTGCCAGATGGTTAGGTAACTATATGAACACGTATACCGTTGGTGCTGGTGTGCTAAAAGATGTTGTTGCCACACTTGACCCCGACATGCGCGTAGTAGCCGACAACACAGATGTTGAGTTTTGGCCGTATGTGTTCAAGCAAGCAACACGGTCCTTCCCTCGTGAAATTACAGAAGGGGAAAGCACATTTTTTGGTAGAAAGCGTCTGGAGAGTCCAACACGTACAACTGATGTGCGCATGGTCAATCCCTTTATGCGTCAGATTACTGGTCTTGCACAACAAGAACCTCGCAACCTTGCAGAACGTGAGTTTGATAGACTTGGCTTGGAATACTTTGAGATTAGTCCACGTAAAGTAAAGGGTGGGATTCAGAGTAGTGAACTGACCAAAGAAGCACGTGCCAACATGGGGGCATATGTTGAGGGAGCCATTCAAGATTATATTATTAACAACCCTGAATACTATGGTTTGCAAAGTGACATTGAAAAGAAGGCAGCACTAAAAGGTAAACTGGATGAGTTACGCAGTGAGGCAAGGGCGCGTGTCCTTGATACAGACCAGTATGTGACAATGGAAGACCAGCGCACTGTGGCACAAGCACGGTACTTTGACATCTCCAGCGCAAAGCGTGACCTTATTGCTGAATATTACAATCGTGATACAGGATTCAATTTAGGAGATACCAAAGATTATCTGACAGCACTAGCTGTTGCAGAGAAATACAAAATATCTGGTATACGTTAAAAAAGGGGGCAACTAAGCCCCCTCTCTTTTTGTCCAGTATTCTAACTCCCACCAACCATTAAAGTCTCTAACACAATCACATATAGTATTAGTTAGTGCCATGCCTATGATATATATTAACCACAGACATATAGCACCACCCATAGCATATTTAGCGATTGTCACCAGAGCCAGACAGAGTACCCCTAGCTTTTCTATCAGCCAGCTTTCGCAGATTGTTTTCCATAATGTGTCCAAGGTCCATCCCCATTTCTTCAGCAAGCACAGCGCAGTACCACATAACATCACCAATCTCGTAGCCTATTTGTATTCTTTTAGCTTCATATTCATCTGGTGGTGCGCCATCACGAATAAACTTCTTGACTTTGTTTGCTATTTCCCCTGCTTCTCCCGTTAAACCAAGAGTAAGGTACTCCATAGCTTTGTGTTCGGGGAATATAGCCGTTTCACATGCAGCAATTTGATATGCTTTAGCTGTTATTCCATACATATTTTTTTCCTTCATCCAAGTTTTAGCCTCTTGCTCCAAGTCCATTTAGTTTCTCCAAGTTTTTAAAATACGCAGCTTCCCACCCGCGTTGCCACTCCCGATAGGGGGTGGTATCTTTTTTTAATGGATTAGCCATCTGATGATAGCAATAGTCAGCACCTTTCTTTTTCTTAACAACTACTTTACTAAATGCTTCGTATCCCTCTTCAAAGTTTTTTGCTAGACTTTTGTTCATCTTGCTTCTCCTTTCGTTTTATCCACTCTTCGTATTGAGGATGTTTAGGGGGAGGATTGAACTGCACCCATCCCTCCCCGCGTTTCCACGCTAACTTCTCCTCCTTCTTACTCATTGAAGTAATTATCTAAGATGTCAAGCCTGTCTTCGTGCATAGCCATTTTATCTAACTCAGCTTGTATAGCTTCCATTATATCTGAATGCTCCCCTATACCTGCTGGATTTTTAAGATATACTTCAATATTCATGCAATGCAACTGACTATTTGCTTTTGCGTGTTGCCTTAGTGTTTGTATCATCTGTTCTCTCATATGTCAACTCCTTTCCTTTTTTAAACTTACGACCTATACAAAATACGATAGCGTTGATTACAGTGTTGACAGTGATGACCACTATTAGCCACCACTGCCACCATGTGGGCATGTCTACTCCTTCAATCATGCTGCATTCAAGTCCACTACTTCACAAGCATCTGCAGTGCAAGCCAATTCACGACCTCCTGTTGTTGTGTCTTCTTTTTCATATTCTTGCAGCCATGACCAATCAATAGACTTTGGCATCTTTGCTACCATAGCATTATATTCATCTTCTGTACAGTCCTGATATGGGGCTTGTTTGTACGTGTGGTCACTAAACGGCAGAAAGCTGATACCTGATACCTCATCAAAATGTTCATATACCCAGCCGCCTACTGCCATCCACTCATTTTCTTTTACAGAGATTGTAACTGACGGTTTATGTTCGCACCAGTAACGCTGATAGGTAAGCCACAACTCAAGCTGTTCAATAGCTGATAAGATTGTGCGTGTAACTGCTCCACGTGGAGACGCCATAGGAAAGCTAAACACTGTCGTAGAGTCTGGCTTCATAACATCTGGCTCTGCTGGGACTCCTGCACTCATCATAAACTGTGTAAGTGGGTCTTTATTATCACCACGTACAGTGCGAATGTAATGCGGGTTGTGCCTTGCATGGATGCCACTAGCACTGTCCACAAGCTGTGATACTGTGCCGCTAGGTTTAACGCACGTAATAGCTGTTGACTGTGGAATACCAAGTTGGTCAGCCATAGCAGCGTTAGTTTCTACTGCTGTATCACGTAAACTTTCTAGTGTTTGTCCAATGTTTTTGCCAAGATGTGCTGACGTGCCGCTTAACAAGTCGTTGTCCATGATGCCTGTAAGTGATACACCAAGCAAACGCTCTTCTTCTGTGTTCTTCTTCCACACCTTACGCAAATATTTAAAGTTCGTTAGTGTGGATTGGAATGTACCTAAGATTGTAGCAAGGCGTACCTTTTCACGTAGCGTCTGCTGTGTATCGCTGGCACGTGCAACTACCTCTGATAAATTACAGAACTGATATGGACGAAGTATAATCTCACTGCAAGGATTACAACCAAAATCATATTCTAAAGATAGTCCAGTAGATGGGTCTTTAAAACCTGTTCGTATTTTGCGTCTGCCATTTTTAGCTGCTTGCTTTCTCGCAGAATCACGATTGAAGATACCACGCTCACCCGACTTAGATTCATATAGTGCTACCCACTCACGCATAAATGTACCCATCTCTGGTTTGCCTTTGTAGGCTACAGAGTTGTTAGCTAATGCACGTTGTGGTTCTGTATCCCACCATTGACCTGACTTGGCATGTGCCATTTGGTCATCACCAAGATTAGACAGGCTGATGAGAGCAGAACGGCGTACACCACCTACAACTACAACCTCACCAATCTTACACATGATGTCATGGCACTCAATAGGCCATAGTCTACGACCTGTTGCAGCTTTAAACTTAGCTATGACAAAATCAAACAGTTCCTCTAGTGGTGCTGGACCACTAGCACGACCACCAAATGTCTTGAGTCTTGCGCCTGCAGGACGCACATCTGATACATCCCACTTTGGTATCTGACCAGCATACAACAAAGAGATAAGTTCACGCAGAGACTTTGCCCAACCAGGACGGCTGTCACCTACTTTAATTACTGTATCTGTGTTATGCATTACTTCATTAACTATAGGAAGTTTGTCCACGTTTTCACGCTCTACAGAGAAACCTACACCTGTGCCGCACATGAGTATGTACATAGTCTCGTCAAAGGCTCTAGGGCTGTCTACAGGCACATAGGAGCAGTTATATGCACCTACATGACAACGGTCCAGTGCAGGACCAGCAGTCATCAAGGCTCTCATACTAGGCATTATATCTTGATTAAGCACTGCCTCTTCAAGTTCTGCACGTAGTTCATCTGACAAGGCGTAATTACATGATTGTGCTAGATGCTCTTCCATGTAGTCAAAATAACGCTCCACTGTCTCTATCCATGTTTCACGGCGTTGTTCATCTTCTTTCCATCTGGCGTACCGTGATAGCGCAATAAAGTTTTGGTAATCTGTAGGCAAATAATTATTCATCATATCACTCCATATTTATTTTCATACTTTTAACATTCATACCAGGTAATTCGTGAAAGTAATCCTCTAGGCTTTCTTGTATTTCTTCTGTAGGATTTTCATCTGCTGGCATAGTGTATTCTTCAGGGTCTATTTCCAAGGTAATAAAAACTTTAACTCTCATCGTAACTACCTTCTACTTCTTCTATTAGTTTATCAAGATACCATTGGGCCTTTTGTAAATCTTCTACACCATTTTTATAACGATAACGCCATAGATACTTTATTATATTACCTTGCAAATAATATTCATAACCATCACCTGTAGCAGCATGGATAGCATCAATACATTCTATACCTGTTTTATTATAATGAGGTGGACTATTAACCATATCCTTAAATGCTGCGCCAGCTTCATCTGCTTTCATAGCTTGTTTCATATATTCTTCGTGTCGCATCATGCCTCTCCTTTTGTTTTTGTAGTAAACGTAAGATGAATTATATTATCATCGTCTTCACTTCTTATTATAACATCTTGTTCTTCATCATCATTGTCGTTTGGTTCAAACAATTCTTCAGTATATTCTTCACAGTATTTATATATTTGCTCACGCACATATTCATTCTGCTCCATAACTGGAAGAGATGACAACAACATTTTTACAAACAGTTGCATACCACGATATACCTCATCTGTCAAGCTGTTATGTTCAGACGTAATAACAGACACATCTGCTTCTCCTGTCCAATCACCATTTGCTAGGTAAGTCGGGCGTATTCTTATTAAAAAATCTTCATTTTCTACTGGTTTTGCCACGATAAACTCCTCTCTTTTTCTCACCTTTGAATGGTATAAACTTGGGATGTTTGTTTTTTCCTTTTTCTTTTAACCAATCTTCGGGAATAATTCTGTCATAATATTTAAAGTTATACTTTATACACCACTCTGCATAAGATGACTTAGCCCCCTTACGTAATTTACGTCTACTATTTTCAAACACAAAACGAATGTCCAATTGTGGGTGCTGTTTACTTATAGCTATGTGTTTTCTTCTGTCAGCAGCCGTGAACATTCCCTTTGTCTCAATAATAATACCATTATGCAGCACGAAGTCGGGTGTGTAGGTTCTGTACGCTAAGTCTTCCCACTCAATTTTAACAGCTTCGTAAAGAAACTTTATCTTTAGCTGTACTAGTTTTTCGGAAACTGACTGCTCCAGACCACTACGATACCCATTCTTTCGTGCTGCCCGATATGCTTTGCCGTTAAACACTACAGTGCGCGACCA